CGTATAAGAAGAGCAAGATCTAAAATCAGGAAAAAAATGGAAATCTATATTAAACTTTAACCATGTGGAGACCTAGAATTTTCAAAGTCATAAAGGAGATATCGATCTATTCTTCTTACAGAAAACTATTAAGAAAAGAGTCCTTAGATTCTCCGAAGTGGTCTAAATTTAGACTTAGATATGACTGGTTTGGTAGGATTTACACTGTAATAAATCTTCCGCCAACTATAACCAATTCCCCGGATTTTCCTGAGCAGGCAAGACCTGCTTTTGTTATGGAGGAGATTTCCCCGATTAACGATTATGTGGGTATAGATTTAAATCTAAGCGAGGTTGTTACCCTATGGATGGAACCCATAAAAGAAAACGGGGGAGATTCTTTTTTAGTAGTTTACTCCTTTGTGTTTAGATATCTTACCCTATTATGGATTCTTAGATTTTTGATTTCTTGTACATTATTGGTTCTTTTCGTTGTAAACTATTCTCAGTTAATTAGTTTTCTTAATACATTGATGGTAGATTGGGGTTGGATAAAATAGAAAATATAGTAAGAGCCGAGAGGGAAAGAATTGAGAATGCTCTTTCCGTATTTCAAGATCCTAATTTTGTATTTGAATCTGAAAGTCACACATATACATATGGCGGAATTAAATACGATTCAGTAACAACATTTTTAAAGGAGTTTAAAGAACCCTTTGATAAGGAATATTGGGCAGCAAGAAAAGCTGCAGAGAGGGGAGTATCCCCGGAAGAGATTAAGAAAGAATGGGCGGACAAGGGTAAAACCGCGACTGACCTTGGTACAGATATACATTCTTGGATAGAGGAATTCTGGAAGGGTAAAAATCCAGACCCCCCAGACCTCCCCGAATCGAGGGAAAGATGCGAGAGGTTTTTGGAAGTATATGAATCAAAGTTAAAAAAATTCATTCCACTCAAACCGGAACTAAAGGTCTTCTCTCGTAAATGGAGACTAGCTGGAACCATAGACCAACCTCTTTTATTTTGGGATTCTAAGGCTTCTAAGGTACTTTTTGTTTTGGGTGACTGGAAAACCAATAAAGAATTTAGAGACGATGATCACTCTAAAGGTAGATTTAAAAAAATGCTACGTCCTTTTAGCTATCTATATGAAAATCATCACAACGAATATTCTATTCAGATAAGTCTATATAGGTTGATTCTTGAGGATGAAATTGGTATAGAAACGCATGACGGATTTTTGTGTCATATAGGTCCAGAAGGTCCAGCAAAGATATACAGGGCAAAAGATCTTAGAGAACCTCTTCGAGTATATCTGGATCACAACCGATCTGATGAGTTCGATATATTTTCTATCTAGATTTGAAACAATTGTAGATAGGAAGACTAAAATTAAAAAACAAATAGCAAGTAAAATGGCATCTAAGAATCAAAAAACTAGCACATCAAGTAAAAAATCGACAGTATCATTAGACGTTGATGATACAGGATTAAGTCCTATAGAAATAAACACTTCAGCTATAGAGGAACTCCAAGCTAGAATAGATAATGAGAAAAAGGATCTAGCTACCAAAGACTATTCCGTTAAAATGACCTCACAAATACTGGAATATTTTAAAAACTATATTGCAAACGAGGTTTCTTGGTCTGGGAAAGAAGCAATTGGTGTAATTGAAATATCCAAAGTAATAAAAGAGGTTGAAAAAGAAGGGATAAAAAACGGGTATATCTATATGAAGTCTCTACCATTACAGGCAAGTCACTATTTCATTTCTAAAGCACATGGTAAGGGTTCAGGTGATGCATCTTCATATATGGACCTTTATAAGGTTTTTGATGAGGCTCTTCAGAGGGAAAATCAGGATTCATCGAGGATTAGGGATTTAGAAAAACAGCTTTCCGCCTTTCAACAGGGTATAGATCTAGCGTAAATGCAAGATCCTTCAATATATAACGCACCGATTATTACCGGTGCGTTTTTTTTTGTGCGAGGACATTTGGAGATACGGATATATAGTAGAGTAACTTAAAAACCAAATATTGTTATGAAAGTACTAGAAAAAATAAAACAGCATTACCATATCATCAGTTTAGTTGTACTTGTAATGCTTTTCTTTAGACAGTGTGGTATAAACCGGGACATCGATAAGCTAAGAAAGGATTATTCCGAGACAACCTCTAATATAGACAGTATCTATTCCGAAATAAAGGGGATGGAGCTTATTACTGAGAGCGAGATAAGAGAAAATATGAATAAAGTCATGTTTGAGTATCTCATATATGAGGAGGATCTGGACAAAGGAAAAATATCTCTCTCTGAGATACGTTCAAAAATAGACTCCAATGAAAAGTAAGATTATATCTTCTTTTATAATAGGTACTTTTGTTACCCTTTATTTGATGGTATCGATAATATCAACAATCCATGTTGTTGAGTTTTTTAGACTATCAAACCCGGAATGGCTTGCTATAACTCTTGCTATTGCATTTGAAGTTGGAGCAGCAGCTTCTCTAGCATCTATTATAGCTTTAAAGAAGATGAACAAGACATTGATATGGACATTGTTCATAGTTCTAACCGGTATGCAGGCAATGGGGAACACCTATTATGCTTTTGTTAATTTGGGTGATTTTTCTGGGTGGAGTGAGCTTTTTGATCTGGTCGATGAAGATGTTATATTCCAAAAGAGGGTTTTGTCTATACTTAGTGGTGCAATACTTCCGATAGTTGCATTAGGTTTTATTAAGAGCCTAGTTGATTACCTCCGGCCTGACGATACTGATGGTCAGGATCCAGAACCTGACGATAAAGCATTGGATAAAAAATTTCCCGACAGTAAGGAAACTATAGATCCAAATACTGGTGAGGTTAATGTCTACGTCGAAAAAAAATCGGGCAACCCCTCAGATCAAATAAAGTTGGACTTTGGTGACTCTAACAACTCCGACTCTGTAATGGATCTTAAAAATTCTGAAACCGATGAAATTTCCACGGACGAGCATTTGTCTAGTGATGGTTTTATGTTAAGCCCCGAGCACTTTTCTTCAATGCCACAAAACGCAAATGGTAATAAGGGGAGTTGGGTTCCAAAAAGATATCCTGAAAATTTATAAATCAATATGGCAACAGGACCTACCGGACCACTTATAATAGAAAACATTAATGGAGGATATGCAACTGGTCCGATCCCACCCGGTGCTAGTGGATCTGACTTTTCTATACAGTATACTAATATAGCTAAAAACGGTATCGATCTCGATAAAGTAAAACTAACTTTCTCTGACTTTAATGAACCAAGGAAGATAAGATTCTTCCAGGAGGCTTTTAACGTTGTTTGGAAGCAGGAAACTGAGGAAAAAATAGGTCTTGATTACTTTTTTTATCCTCTCCAGTCATTTTCTGGCTACCAAAAACAAACTTTTGTAATAAAGGCAGAAAGTTACTTCTACTTTGATCCTGGGTATTTTGGTGATACTCAAGGGGAAATTGGATTTCTTTTTGCTCGTGCATATTATCTTCCCGATGCGTCTCCAGATGAAAGAATAATCTACTGGAGCTATGGAGCTTCCGGGGAAAATGATCCAAACAAGGACACGTATGTTATGGGAGATTTTCTCTCTCTTACCGGTGCTATCAAAGAGTCTTCCACGTGGCACGGATGGAATTCTAATGGATTTTATTTTACGAACCCAACAAGGTATAATGTGAAGCTAAAAATAATAACTGCTAACTAATGGCAACTAGACCCACAATATGTCCGCCATCCCCGCCAGACGGTTTCCTGTTTGTTCGTAGCGAGCTTGATCTACAATTATCCGGGGATCTTTTTGAAATGCTTGATCTTTCCGATTTTTATCTTGACGTTTCCTCTTTTTCCAAAGTCCGATACAAATTAGGACCAAGTGATGCATTTTTACTCTCTCAGGTTGATATAGGCGACGATGATGGGTATGTCAGATTTATTGTTTTTAAGGTTGTTTTCCCCGAAAACACGACAACAACCAATAAGTATATAAACTGGACGTATAAGGGAAGTCAACATCCTATGGGTGAACTTATGATATTGAGCGGGGATAGAATAAACCTTATCGGCGGTAGTCCGCTAGGATGGAAGCTGTCGTCAAGTAACCCTCTGTTTACTGACGGGGGTATAATGATACAAAACCCGCACACATCTTTTGGCGTAACTGTGGAAATCCTAGTTGCCCGATAGAAAATGCCCAAACTTTTAAAGATGTTTGGATATATACTAGACAAAAAAATTCAAAAGATCGATGGATTTAGCTAACAAAATAAAAGAGGAAGAACTGGAACTTTCTAAAAATAGAGCTCACATGCTTATGGAATCCTGGGATTCCATGAATAAATCTAGAAAAAACTCCGGATCTTACAGCGATAAGACGGATTCATTAAACGAGAGATCCCCCGCAGAAACCCCATTCCACTCAATGTCAAGAGAAGACCTTGTTAATTTCATATTTGATGGTGAATTGGATACCGAAAAACTACTTGACAATTACTCTAACGAAGAACTGGTTGAAATAGCAATAGAAAAGAGTAATAAAAACAAGGAGGAAATGGCAATGGCAGAAAAGGATTCATATAAGAAAGGATTAGTGGATCTTGGAGTATATGAGTCAGTTTTGTCTCTTTTGACTTCCTCACTTAATGGACATCCATCTTTTTTATCAACTTTAAATAAGTACAAATCACTCATCGAAATCAAAGGTGTATCAGAATCTTTTTTAGCACAGGATTTCATTGCTGAAATGAAAAATTTTGACTGGGATGACTCGGTAAAAATTGAGATTAAAAAAATCAAGGATTCAATTTCCGAGAATGAATCCAAAATAGCAGTAGAAAAAACAATAAGTGCGGTTAAGAAAGATCCAAGTTGGAAGTTCTATTCGGACGCAACGGAATTAATGACTGAATGGATTAAGAATGGTGATCTATCAGAAAAAATGTTAGCAAAGAACCTTAGCAAATGGTCATTTAATCCATACGTTAAGGGTCTAGTAAATAAACTCAATGAAATGGAGTCAGTTAAAAACAAGAGTCTAAATGTACCAAGTAAGCAGGGTGAATCTTATGTGGAAAAGGTATTCTCCCCTGTTGAAATGTTTGAAGGGAATACAACATTTTATCTTTCAGGTAAGTTTTATTCTGCAAATGAAAGTGGCATATCTACACACAATTCACCTAGTGAAGAATTTGTAAGTCTGGTTGAATCGTTTAACAGTAAGTTTTTAAAAGTTAACGACAACGGTGCTAATTTTTATATCGGAAAAACTAAAATATCCATAGTTCTGGAAGGTGAAAACAAGAACGTATATTTGGACGGTAAGGTAGTAACTTTCAGCAACATCGCTGGGCTTGCAAAGCTAGTTGAGTCTAGATTCGCTGGAGGGTTAAACCAGACAGATCCTAAAGTTGTTAAGGACGTGGTTACAATTTATGAAAATCTGGAAAATATAGTTGAAATAGATTTTGCTAAGTCCATAAGATCTAGAATATATGAGGATCTTTCCGTAAATCTTCTAAAGTGGAACGACAAGATATATGTCAACAAGGTAAATCCAGCCATGAGAGAAAATTCCATCTATGAGTCAACGGGAAGAAAGGCAGTAAGATTCGTTAAGGAATTACTTAACTATGATATTTCAGAGGGATTAACTGAGTATTTAGAAGGTGAGGACAAGGTGAGATCAATAATGATCAATGACAGAGCTAAGGTCCTTGAAAATATTCAAAGGGTAGAGCTGGAGATTAGAAAGATAGAAAATGCTATTTCTGTTGATAGATCTTTAGCGGAATCCAAAGAGATTTCCATGGCAAAGTCTGCTTTAGAAAAAGAAGTAGATTCGCTAAAAGAAAAATGGAACGTGATAAACTCCGAAATCCAAAAAATAGATTCGATAGATTTTGATTCTATCGGAGATCTTTTCGAGGATTCTAAATTTTCTATTGGTGACGTTGTAAAGGTTAAGGAATCCGGCGATACCGGAAAGGTGATATCCATAGATGGAACCTCCGGGGTTTATACTGTACTTCACGATAACGGTAAAACCGGAGATTATAGAATGGACGAAATTGTTGATTTGGAGGAGGCTCTTAAGCAAGCAGCCACTGATAATGACGAGTCTTCCCAAGACGACGCAGCTGAAATCAGAGATGAGGAACCAGCTGAGGATAAGGAATAAACTTTTAAAAAAGAATCTTGAGAATGGCTTATTCCTGTATTTGGGGTAAGCCATTTTTCTTGGAACCTTTTTAAATGTGTGTCATATAAGGTAAAAAATAAATCGATTTTATTTAATGGCTGACTACGTGAAGAATGCTGATTTGATGAGGGCTTTTTTAGAATCTAAAGAAGCGGGTCAGCTTACCCCGGAAATGATATCAATGTTTACCCTTATGATAGAGGGGATAATAAAAAAGATGGCTTACAAGGATCCTGATGATCGAGACGATTGCATGTCTTTTGCTATGGAGGATCTTTGCAAATATTGGAACAGATTTGATCCCGCTAAGTCTAATAATCCATTTGCTTATTTTACACAGATAGCAAAAAATGGATTGGCAAAGGGTTGGAAAAAGATACATCCCCCAAAGAGCCCCATGACTATACCATTTAGTCACATAACAGGCGACGACAATGGATATAATGTGTAAATAGATATCATGTCAATCAAGAAGATCAAACCCAATGGAAATTTTAAGTCCGGACTATTTGTACCGAAGAATCCTGACAAATATATTGGAGATCTTCATAAAATAGTATGCAGATCCTCTTGGGAATTTAGGTTTTGTAATTATTGTGACCTTAATGATTCTGTTTTAAAATGGTCATCCGAACCTATGGCTATAGACTACTACAATCCCCTTGATAAAAAAGAGCACAAGTATTATGTGGACTTCTACATAAAGGTAGAGAAAGATGGAGTTGATGAGGAGTGGATACTGGAGATTAAACCAGAGTCACAGACTAAAAAGCCAATATATGAGGGAAATATGACTGTTGATAAACTGAAGTCATATAACCATAAAATGCAGGTTTATATAACAAACCAGGCCAAATTTAAAGCAGCAATGGATTGGGCGGAAAAAAGGGGGTTTAAATTTGGTGTTGTTGATGAAAATTTTCTTTTTAGGGGCAAATGAGTTTTTCCTCCGATGTTTCCGATTTTTTTAAAAAGAATGGTTCCGATTTTGGATCTTCCTCCGCGGAGGCAAACCACATAATAACCTCAAAGTATTCCGTTAGTCCACCAAGAGGTGCGGAGGAAATTTTTTCGGGGGATCTTAAACCGGGTAAGATATATCTTTTTGATTATGTTACTGATACCAAGTTAGGTGGTAAAAGAAATTACATAAACCTAATGCCCATTGCTGTATATTCTGAGTATAAGAAAGATACCTCTGGAGAAATTATAGACTTCTTTATAGATCTTACTGTAACCCCACCCAAAAACAGGATGGAGATACTTAGCGAGATATATGAAAAAAACTCTAGTATCATTGCTAGCAACAAAAAAGATCCTAACAAAACTCAAGAGCCTCTGGATCTTAGATATTCGACAATAAAGGGATATCTTCAAAAAAGTGGCTTTAATATATCATATACTGGTTTTAAAAGGAAGGGGCTAAGAAACATTAGACTTATAGAATATCCGGACTGGTCTATACTACCTTATGTTACAACCAGTAAAATAATTGGAGACTCCGTTTCAGAGATATATAGAAAATACCAGTCGAAATTAAATTCGGGTACGATCATATAAAATAAAAATTACTTTCCCAGATGGCAGGATTTACAGACGGAGGTACTGAAAGAAATAGCGTTTTTGAGCGGATCCGTGGTTCTGTGAGGGATCTCAGCAATTTTGGAATGAGATACAACGATCTTGTTATCCGTAATTCCAGAGCCATTGGTACCACCGAGGCTTCATTTTTAAAGAATGGTCCTATTGACGACGAAGCTCTTCTATATTCTTTAGGAAGGCAGGATACCACAACAAGACAGTACATTTCTTATTTTGATAAGGACTACGCTGGCAAGAGGGACTATCTAAGGAAATTTTCCTTAAATCCAGAAATTGAATTTATCCTCGATCTGATCTGCGATGATGCAATATCATACGACAAGTCAAATCATTTTGCATATCCATCCTTCTTAAATCTTACCGATGCTAGCGAAAAGCTTAGAGAAAAACTCGAACTTAACTATGAGCATCTGTATGATATCTGGGGATTCGGTGACGACACTACTGCATGGCATTATTTTAGGCAATTGTTGATAGAGGGATTTCTCTCTTTCGAGATCATATACAATGACTCAGGGAAAAAAATTGTTGGGTTTAAAGAGCTAGACTCCTCTACCATCTTACCCAGCGTAGAAAAGACTCCAGATGGGAAATATGTTCCAGTTTGGATTCAGTACCCAAACGATCCAAATAGGAAAAGGCTTCTTTATGACAGTCAGATAATTTATATTTCATATGCTAAAGGGAATAGCGTTTCCAGGCTCAGTTATACTGAAAGGCTGATACGCCCCTACAATGTTCTAAGAATTATAGAATACACTAGGGTAATTTGGTCTGTTATGAATGCTTC